CATCATCTAAGTATTCTCCATTTAATTCATAAATTAATTTAAATTCTCTACCTTGAGCTTGATGTAATCTTTTATGAATTGCACTAAATACTTTAGAACCTTGTTCGATAAGAGCTATAGTAGTTCCAACAGGACCTGATCCCGCTGATTGACCTACCATTGCATCTGCTATACTTGCAAATCTTCTACCTGATTCTGTTAATACTCCTAACAATTGTAAGAGGGTCGGCGATGGCTCCTTAAATGGAAGAGGGATAAACGATTTTCGGAGATCATCGCCATATGCTTCGACATCGACCCATTCACCAGGTGAAACTGTAATATCGCCGCCTTCAATTCTTGCACCTTTAGCTTTAAAACCTCCATTAAGATTAGCAAAAGCTGCTGAATCTAATAAAGCTCTTAATGCACCGGTACTTGCATGTTGAAGACCGCCAATAGATTGTATTAAACCAGATCCATAAAAACCAAGACCTGGTAAATATTTATAATGAATAAAATAAGTTCTTTTCTTTTTAAGTGGATCTTCTTCTTTCCAATTTCTTCTTATAGCTAAAGTTTGTCCACTTTCATAATCTACAGTTACAATATATGGTAATGCTAAACCAGATTCATCTTCTCCTAAATCTAAATCAGCATGTATTTCTAAAATAGTATGTATTTTATCTGCCATAGAAGGTGTCATACCTTCTAATTTTTGTAATGTTTTTTCAACTACATCTGCTGTACTTTGTCCTCCCTGATTTTGACTTACTGGTACATCTCTATAAAATCCTTCAACTTGTTTTCTTTTTATTTCGTTAGTAGTTTGTTTCATTACTTGAGTATATCTTTCTGCAGTTTCTAAATCTGTATTTTCCATAGAAATTACAAATTGATCTGCAGGTACAAACTTAGAGCAAATTCTATCTAAAGAATTATCAAAATATATTTTTTTAAAAGCAGAACCTGCTAAAGCTAAATAATATAATAACTGATCTAATTCATTAAAATAATCTGTAATTTGATTTGTTACTTGATAATTCATAAAATCTTGTACACGTTGAGCTTGTTCTAATTTTTTATCAGATTGTTTTCCAACAATTTGTGTTTTTACAGGACCACCTGCTGGAAACATTTCTGAAATAGCTCTTGCTTGAAATTGTGTTGCTGCCTCTGACATCAATGGATGATGAACGCCTGAAGCTCCCGGGAAAGGATCTTGTCTATCTTCTACAACTACTCCTAACATTTTAAGACCTTTTGAATATTGATCTTCCCAATCTTTTCTGGATGCTTTATCATCTTCAAAAGCTTTTATTAAAGATTTACCAATATTTAAAACTTCTTGATTATCTAATTCTTCTGCTAAGTTAGAATAATGATTTGATGAAAACGCTTCTTCTTCTTTTTCAGTTAAGTCTTGATCTATATCTACACGAACCTTTTGTCCGTCTTCATTTGTATATTCAAGTTTCTTTTTATCTAGTTCTACTTCTAATGCCATTATCTTTTTTTCTTTTTCTTACGACCATCAGGTCTTCTGTTTTTATCTCTTTTACCTTTCAAAATATCACTATCAACTTTTGCTGCTTTACCACCAGTTAATGCAGAATTCACTCTAGCCATAGCCCATGCTTGTGGACTTACACCTTTTCTATGACCGCTTGTTCTATATGCAGCTAATCCTCTATTATAAATTGCTCTAACTTTACTTGGTGATACACCAGCTTTTTTTGCTTTATTTCTAATTGCTGTTGCGGTACTAGATTTTTTTTTAGCCATACATCTCCTTAAATTTTTTATTATGTTTACTTTTCTTTTTTGATCCTACAAATTTACCACCTTTTTTATCTCCTGGTAAAACTCCTGAACCTTTATTATCTTTGTTTAATCTTTTTAATGCAGCTTTTCTTTTTGCTCTTAATGCACCTGACGTTCCAGCTAAATATTGTTTTTTAACTTTTTTCTTATTAGGTTTAGTCATAGTGTTTTTAAATCCTTTTCTATTAAGCACGTTTTTTCTTTTTATCTGCTTCTGAAAGAGCAATAGCTATAGCTTGTTTTCTAGATTTTACTTTTTTCTTAGATTTACCAATAGGTAATTTTCCTTTTTTATATTCTCTCATTACCTTTGCTATTTTCTTTTCTTTTTTAGTTTTCATTTAGGAAATCCTTTCCTCATATTTTTGTAAGCTTTTTTAGATATTGTTGATTTAGATTTTGGTCTACTTTTACCAGCTTTACGTCTGGCATTTATATTTGCATAAAGTCCCTTTTTCATAGTTTCATAATACCTCCTGGTTCATACCATACTTTCCTAAGTAAGATATAAAACAAAAATGTAAATTATTCTACTATTATTTTATTCGAGGATAAGAGCTTTTATAGTTTTTCTGCCTTGATATATCTCTGTCTCGGCTTTACCTTTATAACATTTATAAGATACAGATTCAGAATATTCTCTTTCAGCATGTCGTTTTCCTCTCAAACATGCCGCCATGTTTTCTTGAATCAAATGTTCTTTGATTTCACCATTTACAAACATAAGTAGAGCAACTACAGCTTCAATCATATTTCCTCACATATATTAATATTGATAATACAATAATTGAAACTAATGAACCTATAAAAAATAAACCTATCATTGATAATTACCGTTTTTATATCCTAAATCTCTATTAGCATCTTTTAATTTTTCAATATCAATTAAAACTTTATCCATTTGTTTTCTTAAAAACTCAATGTTTACTTTGTTTAAAGCCATATTTTCTATATGTGCATTTAATTTATCAGTCGTTTTATATAAATCTTCGATCATCATAAATTGTTCTGAATCAGCTGGTAAAGAACCTAGTTGCCCACGTGGCCATTTAATTCTAAAGTCTGTATTTTCTGTTAAATCTTTTTCCATTAATTCTAATCTTGTGCCATGTTGGTTTAACTTCTCTACAATACCAAAATAACCCCACACGCCCATTGCTACGATGACAATCAAACTTGCAACCGTCTTCATCGGCATTTGCACTTTGGCTTCTTCTCCGATATTTAAAGGTTTATTAGACATTTATTTTTTTCTTTTTTTTCTTAAAATTTTTACTCTTGATTTCCAACACCATTCTGTAAATTTAATAGCATAAGTTTCTACAAAAGAAATTGCATCATCTAGTTTAGCAAAACAATTATAAATAAATCTATCTAACATTTCCATCTTCTTCTAGCTTGTCTTATTCTAGAATTAGGATCATTTCTAGTTTTAGCAGAGCTTCTTTTTAATTGTCCTAATGATCTTGCACAATATGATTTTCTTCTCTTAGCCGCTTTACTACCAGGTTTTACTTTACCAGTTACTGCCATAGATAATTTAGATCCAGGATTAGCTCGTCTATAAGCTCTTATACCTGCTCTAGTCATACCCGCACCTTTTTTAGTAGGTCGATAATATTTTTTTCTTCTTGGAATATCTCCAGTTCTTTTTCTAGGTCTTATTCTTGTTCTAGCCATGTAATGCTGCTCCTCTTTCTTTAGAATCAAAACCGCCACTTTTTGAACCACGACTACTACTTTTAGTATTACCACCGGTATATTGACCTCCGCCTCTATATTCATCTTGTGGCGTAGGTGTAACTGAACCAAATTCACCTTTATCAATTCTGTTCTGTAAATCTCTTACACTTTCTCTGTTAATTGCAGCTTCTTGTTCTTTAACAGCTTGATTATTTAATGCAGCACCAGCTACAAATGGTATTGCAAAAGGTACGACTGCTCCTATAGTTCCATAAGTTCCAAATCCAGTAATAGCAGAACCAAATCTTGCTACGTTTTGTATACTAGAAGGTATACCTAAATTTTCTTCTACAAAAGAATTATATGCACCTATATTTTTAGAAATAATATTTTCAGCTTTTTCAAAAGCATTTTCTGTAGGTTCTTCAAAATCAAATTGAAAAAAGTTATCTTTCTTTCTATCTTTTTCTATTTCTTTTAATTTTTTATTTTGTTTTGGAAAAATATTTTGATTTATAGTTTCAATATAATTTAATTTATTATCAATTTTAGGTGTTATAGAAGATGTATTTATTTCAGGTTTAGTTTTATTGAAATTACTTAAAGGTGCATCAGTTGCTAATCTATCACTTAATGTTTCGTCTTCCAACATAGCATCATATGTAGATTTTTTCATAAAGTCTTTTACTTGTCCATCACTACCTTCGAATATAGGACAAACACCATTTACTGACATTCTTCCGTTTGGACAAATAAATTCATTCATATTCTTTGTAACCTTGGATCATTTGATAAAATATTTTTAGAAGCTTTAGGTCTTGCAATAGATTGCTTGCTTCTTTCTCGTAGTACAGCTTTAGCTGAATCTTTTTTTCTTTGTTCTTCTTTTACTTTTTTTAAATCCCATTTAAAATTCATGGCCTTCTTCCCTGCCTATTATATTTTTTAAAATTTCTTTTTTCATTTTTATTTAAATTTTTTTTGTGTCTCCTAGGTCTTTTTTTAGGTTTAGGTCTTGGAACGAAATGAACAAATTTAATTCTTGCCACTATTTATTTTTTCTTTCCAAGATTAATCGGAATCACTTTTGCTTTTGATTTTTTAATCAATGCAGCGGCACCCGGATAATCTTTTGCTTTTCCTTTATATGCAATACCTTTTTTTGTGTAATCAGAAAGTTTATCTTTATTAGAAATTTCAGCCATCTTTATTTCTCTATCTTTTGATTTACCTTCTTCATAACCATCGTCATCAAAAATTTTAGCTTTTGTAGTATCATCAAAGTCTACATCTAGAATTTCTTTAGTGACATCTTCTCTAGTTTTTTTCATCTTCTTTTTTTCCTTTTACCTTTTTTAATTACACCACGTGCAATTAAAATATCTTTCTTAGTTACTTTTCCATCTCCAGACATATCTGGAAATTTACCTTTTTTCTTTTTCTTTTTTTTCTTCATCATCTTACCAGTCATCTTAGAGTTTTGCATTCTGCCTACTCCTGATCCTGCGCCTGCTGTCATTTTCATTATGATATCTCCACTTCTATTTTCATAGCTTTCATCATTTTTGCATGTTCAGCTTTTCTATCATTATCTATTTTTACAACTTCATCACCAGGATTTTGCATTGCTTTCTTTAACATCGCAGCATCTTCTACAGCTCCTGGAAACTTATCATAAAATCTTTTATCAGCAGCTTTAACATCTTCGACACTGAAGCTCTTTACTCCAAGTCTAGGTTGCTTGCCTGTTTTTTTAAATGGGTTACTCATCTTTTAAGTCCTCCGGTGTACTTAGTTTTTTATTCAATATACCTTGAAATACTGATTGTGTAAAGGTCGGAAGCATTAATTCGCTTATAGGATTTTTAACATGGCCAGTAGACCACGATATACAGGGCACTCCTTTCTCGTCCCATGCTACAAGAGCATATCCCTTAATATCTATCTTATTGCTAATTTTAATACAAGCATCAGTAAAAGCATTTACTACTTGATCGTCTTGTATAGCTATTGTTTCTTTTGGTGTAGGTTTTCTAGGAGTTAATCTCCACCTATCAAGAGTAATAATGTTTGTTTTGGCGCAATTGTTTTCTTGTTTCATTGTCATCGTCCTCTGGATCGTCTGGATGTAACACTAAAAATCCATCACGTATCCTCATTAAAGCTTGCACAATTGTATCATGAATATCATCATGCTTCCCATATGGAAATTGTGCTGATTCTTCTATAACATCCTTAGTCCATTCTTCGTCCATTGTAAACACTAAACCGCCTTCAAACATTGAAGCTACACTATGTGTTCTAGAAACTTTATCTCTTTCTGGCGTATAAGTAACTATAGGAACTCCGGATCTTCGCATATCTTGTATTAAAGATTGACCACTAGCTCTTTTTTCAATTAATACTTGATCGGGCATCCACTCGTAATAACTATCCTGTGCTCGTTTTCTTAAATCTGGATATTCTAATCTTTCTTTCCAAGCATCTAACAATATACATGCAGCGTAAGGAACATTGTTTTCATCTCTAGCTGTAAAGACGCCCCATGTAGTGCATGCTGAAAAGTCAGCAGAAGATTTTGTACTAAATGCTGTATCATAAGATTGTACAACGTAACCTAATGTTGGAATTTTTTTCTTTTCATAAATATTCCACCAATCTCTTTTAATAATACTTCCTTCTTCGTTACTAGGACGTTGTTGATAAAGAGCTTGCCAAACACGTTCACCAACTGTATTTTGAATTTTTTCTAAATCAGTTTTACTATATGCTTCTGGCCATAAAGCATTTCCTTTATCATCTATAGCTGGTAAATCTAAAACTTTCCAATCTTCTCCTGATTCATTTAAAATATATCCTGCTAAATCATCCTGGTGCCATCTAGTTTGAATTACAATAATTTTACCACCTGGTTGTAATCTAGTATAAGCTACAGACTTATACCACTCTAAAAGATTTTTTCTTTGAACTTCTGACTCAGCGTCTTCTCTACCTTTAATAGGGTCATCAATAATTAATAAATGTGCACCTCTACCAGTAATAGCTCCTCCTGCACCAACAGCAGAATAGGTACCACCATGTATAGTATGAAATCGTTTAGCTGATGTACTGTCTGATCTTAAAGCAACTTGTGGAAAAACTTTATTAAAATCTTCTCCCTGAACTTGATTTCTAACTTTACGACCAAAGTCATCTGCTAACTCTTGAGCATAAGTAGATTGAATTACAAATTCATTTGGATTATTTCCTAGATACCATGCTGGAAAAAATTCAGAACATAACATAGATTTACCATGTCTTGGAGGCATAAAGACTGCCAGTCTTTTTATTTCTC